GTCGGACAAGGCGCTCGCGGCTCTGGCGATGAGGATCGCCGCCGAGATCGAGAAGGCCGTGGATCGCGCCGACGAGCTTGCCGCGCTCTACCGCGAGGCTGCCGGGGACAAGGACATCTACAAGCGCCTGGACAAGCTGTCGGCGATGTGTGACGTCGCGAAGGCGGTCGGGTGGATGGGGCCGCAGCTTCAGGCGGCGCTGCGTGACCTGGGTGGGACGCCGGCCGCTCGCGCCGCGGTGAAGGGTGACAAACCTGTGGAGGGCCGCCTTGCTCAAATCCGCAAGGATGCCGCTGCTCGGAAAGACGACGCCGAGGATCTTTAGCCCGCCGCTCGCGCGGGGCCGCCCGGGTCCGTGTGGGTGTGGGTGTGCGCTGACGCGGGAGACGTCCAAGGGCTTCTCGGCGGTGGATTTCGCCGAGCAGGTGCTGGGGATGACGTTGATCCCTTGGCAGCGGTGGCTGTTGATTCACGCGCTGGAGCTGCGCGCGGATGGGAATTTCCGGTTCCGGACGGTGCTGATCTTGATTGCCCGCCAGAACGGGAAGACGACGATCGTCGAAATAAAGAACCTGTGGAAGATGTTCGTCGAGGAAGTCTCGCTGATCATCTCGGTCGCGCAGGAACTCGACGTCGCCGAGGAATCATGGGACAACGCGGTCGCCATCGTCGAGGGCATCCCGGAGCTCGACGCAGAACTCAAGGACATCGTCAAGGTCAACGGCAAGAAGGCGCTCGTCCTGCGCAGCGGCTCGAGATGGAAGCCGAAAGCGGCGGGTCGCCGGCCGGGTCGTGGCCTTTCGGGTGACGACGTCAATCTTGACGAGTTGCGTGAGCATCAGACTTACGACGCGTGGGCGGCGGTCACCAAGACCACGCTGGCCCGGCCCAACCCACAAGTCTGGGCCTTCTCCAACGCCGGGGACGACAAGTCGATCGTCTTGAACGAGCTGCGCGAGTTGGCCGTCGGTGCGATCGACAACCCAGAGAACGCCGACGGATCTTTCGGGATCTTCGAATGGTCGGCGCCGGATCACATCAAGTGCACCTGCATCGAGAAAGGCCCCGGCCGGCCACACGACCGGGCGTGCCTGCTGCGCGACGAGCAAGCCATCGCGCAGGCCAACCCGTCGCTGGGCTACACGATCACCCTCGAGGCGGTCCTGGCCGCACTGGCCACTGACCCGGAGGCGATCTACCGCACCGAGGTCCTGTGCCAGCGGGTCGAATCCCTCGAGGACGGCATCATCACGCCAGCCGCGTGGGCGGCGGTACGCGATCCGGGCTCCCGCCGCGACGGTGATCTGTCGTTCGGGGTGGACATCGGGGTGCTGCGGGACTGGGCTTCCATCACCGTCTACGGTGCGCGCGCCGACGGGCTGGGTCATGGGCAGCTGATCGACTACCGTCCAGGCGTCGAGTGGGTGGTCCCGAGGCTCAAGGAGCTTAAGGCCGAACTCGGACCGCTGGGCATCGGGATGCTGCGCGGCACCTACGAGTCCCTGAAGGCCGACCTGGACATCGCCGGGATCAAGGTCCCCAAGGACCCCGACAAGCCTCGCCGCGGCGACCTGCTGGTGCTCAATGCGGTGGACAACTCGGCCGCATGCGGGCAAATCATCGACGCCGTCCGGCAGAAGACGATGCGGGCCGTTCCCGCGACCCAGCTCGACGACGCCGTCCTCGGCGCGGTGCCACGCACCACCGGCGACACGATCGCCTGGGCGCGCAAGGACTCGACCGCCGAGATCTCACCGCTCGGCTCGCTGACCGCGGCCCGGTTCACGCACCTGACCCGGTCGTGGCTGGGCGGCAAGAAACGCGGGCCGGCCCCGCCGATGCCGAAGCTCGACGCCACCAACAACCTGTTCCGGCCCACCGGACGACTCAAGATCTGAAGGAGGCTGGCATGGAGGTCCGTTTCCACGTGCCCAAACTCCCCGCCGGACTGTTCGGGAACCTGCTCGGCCTGCTCGGCCTGCTCGGGTTCGCCGTGTGCGTCGGCGGGTTCCTGACGAGCCTGAACGTGCCCGGCGCGTGGTGGATCACCGGCCTGATCGTCGCGATCGAGGCCGTCTATCTGTCGGCTGTCGCCCTGTCCCACGCGCAGGCGCAGGAGCAGAAGTGGGCCACCGAGCCCACCCGCAAGCTGTCCACCGTGAAGCCCGCCAAGGCGGCGTGAGCTAGATGCGCTCCTGGCTGATCCCCGCCCGCCGGGTATTGGAGGCGACCCCGGAGCAGATCGTCGCCACCGGCGCGTCTCTGGGAGGATCCTCCTATCGGGATCCGATAGACGGGGACATCGGGTTCAAGCGGGTCGGCCGCGGGTCCAGGGAAGTCCCGTACTGGACGTTCGAGAAGGCACGCGAAGCGTCGGTTGCCGCATACCGGATGAACCCGATGGCCACCGCCATCATCGACACCCATGTGGCGTTTGCCGTGGGCGACAAAGGCGTGTCGTGGCAGGCGACCAACCCCGAAGTCGCCGAAGTCGTGCGCGAGTTCTGGGCCGACCCGGCCAACCTGCTCGGCGAGCGGCAGGAGCTGCTACTTCGCAGTCAGCTGATCCTGGGCGAGACGCTGCTGGAGATGATGGTCGGCGGCAAATCCGGTGTCGTGCGCTTCTCGCCGATCGACCCGTCGCACATCCAGAGTGTGCAGTGCCGCAGCGGAAACGCGCTCTGGCCGGAGAAAGTGCTGCTCCCACCGTTTGTCGCCGAAGGCGAGGCGCGCGAGTTCGAGATCGTTGCGGTCAACGACGACACCGGCTTGCGCGAGGGTGAGGCGATGTTCTGGGCGCCGTTCCGGACCTTGTCCACCGACACGCGTGGAATGCCTTTGATGTCAAGCATTCTCGACTGGCTGGACAACTACGACCTGGTGCTGAGCAACCTGATCGACCGTACGGCGCTGATGAGGCACCTGGCCTACTCGGTTGAGGTTGACGGCAGCTGGGAAGAGGTCGACGCCTACGCCGCCCGTCGTGGCGGGTACCACGTGCCGCCGTCGGGCTCCATCGAAATCCACACAGCCGACATCAAGTGGAACCCAATCTCCGCACAGACCGGGGCAATGGAAGACACCGTCGCCAACCAGGCCGTCCTGACCAACATCGCATCGGGCTCGGGCTTGAGCAAAACCTGGCTCGCCGAACCCGACGGAGCCAACCGGGCCACGTCCCTGTCGATGGCCGAACCGGTCCGCCGGCGGGTTGGATCGGTTCAGAACGTGTGGCTTTGCCAGATCACCGAGCTGACCCGCTTCGCGGTGGACCGCGCCGTGGCCGCCAAGCGGCTACCGGAGATGGTCGATTCCAAAGACCCGCGCACCGACCAGTCCACCCAGATCCCCGCGTCGCAGGCCGTCATCGTCACCGGCCCGGAGATCACCGCTGCGGACTCCCAGATCACCGCCCAGACGCTGCTGAACCTGAGTACCGGCTTGGAGAAGCTAGTCGCGATCGGTGCCCTGTCGCGCGAAGCGGCCCAGGTCGCCGCGCAGAAGGCGTGGGAGGACTTTGTCGGAGTGCCATTCAACGCCGAACTCGGCAAGCCCGACGCCCCCATCGACGACGTGGCCAGCGAAGTCGAGAAGGCAACCGAAGCCAAACTCCGCCTGGTAGGGAAGAGGTAGATCGTGACCCCAGTGGAAGCAGCACGCCGTCTGGGTGTGCACGAAACCGCAGTCCGAACCGTAGAGGACCGGGAAGACTGCTCGGTGGTGACACTGCGCGACGGCACCCTGATGCTCGTCTCCGACACGGTGGCGCGCCCGTACGTGGCCGAAGTCGACGACGCCAAGCCGGACGACGAGCACGACGACGCGAAGGAAGAGGCACCCAAGCCGGCTGCGCGCAAGGCTGCCGCGAAGGCCGGCAAGGCGGTCTGATGTCGCTCGCCGTCGTGGACCGCCTGCTTGAGAAGTACGACCCTCTCCAGGCGCGCGACAGCAGGGGTCGCTGGGCCCGAACCGGAAAGCTTGGTGACGCGCTCTCTCGGCTGGAAGCCTTGCGCGGAAAGCTTAGCGACGAGGACCGCAGCGAGTTGGACCGCGCGATGGACGTTCTGCGCGGTATCGAAACATCCGATGTGGACGATGACGACCTGATCGAAGACGAGCCGGAAGACGAGCCCGAGGAGGAGGACGAGGAGGATGAGGAGGACGGCGACAGTTCGACCATGGACTCCGACGTCGGTGAGCTGTTCTTCACCTCCTACCCG